CATTCTCGACATTGTGATGGACCGCTACTCTCCACACAACCTCGTCCAGATGATCGCAGCCCAGGCAGTCAAGTGGCGTCCGAACAAAGTCGGTATAGAGGATTCGCACGGCGCCAAACTCATCGGCCCAGCGCTCGACAACATTCAGCGCGTCATCGGCCGCTCATTTCAAATCGAGTGGGTTCCGGTCTCGAACACGAAGCACAAAGAAGACCGCATCATGGCTCTTCAACCGCTTCTCGTCCAAAACAAATTGTACTTTTCGGCGGCCATCAATCCGGCTGTGTGGGCTCTGGTTAAGAAGATGTTCATCAAGTTCCCACGCGCCTCGCATGATGACGGTCCTGACGCAATTGCGCAGCTTCTGTATTTCCGCAACCGCATCGATTACTTTGTGCCCGCCGAAGTTGGCATGCAGGATTACGAACTCACCTCCGTTGGCTGGAACGCTGACGACGACAATATCTTAGGAGCAGGCATCGTAGGTTGAGCCTCTGCCCCAAAAAGGTTCTGGACTTCAACTAATGTCATTACTCTCCGAACTCGATCCAAAAAACACGTATGAACAAGGTCAGGGTTTTGAGCTAATCACTCGTCCGAGTGAGTTAGAGACTGACGTCACCAAGCCAGATTCAAATCTTACCGCGTTAAAGATCGCACTGCAAGATCGCGCCAACGCAGAAACTTGGTTGCAGGCACAAGGCTGGTTGCTTCAGTGGCAGTTGGAGGAAAGACTTTATCTGTTCAAGGTTCCCGTTCGCACGTGGGACGGCACTAACATACCCCGCAGTCATCTCGGCATGCCGCTCGTTTATGAGCACGTCGAGTCTGTCCTCCCTCAAGTAATGACTGGCCTTTTTGCAGACGATCCACCGTTCATGTCAAAGCCTTACCCAACCACTTCAATGGACGCAGCTCGCGCCAATGATAAGTTGCTTGGCTGGGAGATGAAGAAAGCCGGCGTTCGTGAACAGTTCCGCCTCGGCATCAAGTCAATGCTGCTTCATGGCGTCGGCATCTGGAAAATAGGCTGGGAACAGTACACCACCAAACGACGCGTCTATCAGAACGTCGCTCCTTACCAATATCACAAACTAGCTGATGGTGGCGTCAACCTCAAGCCTAAATCAATCAAGAAGGCCCATGACGTCGAAGTCAACGTCTCTCAGCCTACTCTAGAATGGCGCAACAACAAATATGTGCTCGTCGATCCAGGCTTAACCGGCCCTGACATCCGCAAAGGCAAGTACGTGATTGACATCATGTACATGACGCCGACCGAACTCGACAAACTGCGCGACTATGAAGGTTACGAGATTCCCAGCTATGAAGATCTCATCGCGCTCCAGTTCCCGCCGCAAGAGGAAGTACGCCAGAATTCGCTCGAACAACCGAAACTGGACCTCTTTCAAGAATTTCAGCCGCAACCTCGTAACTGGAAAACTTCGGTCGATAAGCGTAACCAACCTCTTGAGGTTATGGAGTATTGGACAAAAGATCGTGTCTACACAATTCTCCAGAGTAAAACCATCATACGAAACGAACCAAATCCGTTGGGTTTTATCCCGTTTCTCTCTGTCGCTCAAGCTGATGTTCTTGGCAGCTTCTGGGGTATTGGGTTCGGAATGCTTATCGGCAACGAACAGAGGATGCAGCAAGGCGTCATTAACGTCTTCCTCGACGACTTAAGCCTCAACCTCAACGGCATGTTCATGCGCGTCCGCGGCAACAACGTTCAGACGCAGCAGATGAGAATGAGACCGGGCGGCATTATCGACTCCGATACAGACAAGGGAGTCACTCTCATGCAAAGGCAGCCCATTCCCATTGCAGAAACCCAAGCCGTTCTCGCTTCATCGGATTCTCGTGCGGCTCGCCGAACTGCTGCCTCGGAAAGTGCAGTACAGGGCGCTCTGCCTTCAGGTCGCTCGTCTATCACGTCCACAGCAACAGGTGTTAATTCGCTGGCTTCAGGGACAGGCACCCGTCTCCAGTCGATCATCGAACAGTTCGCCTACCAAGTCTTCGTCCCCATGCTCGACGCGTTTCACTACATGAACGGAATGTACATGGAGCCGGAAGATATCGACCGCATCCTGACTGAAGAGTTGGGCATCGCTTATTCTGGCGACTCGCTCGACCTCATCAATGCTCAACAAGACTTCGAAATGTTGGCCGGCTCCCGTCTTCAAGCGCGCACCGCGATGAAGCAGAACCTGCCTCTCTTCTATCAGTTCTTGCTCACCGAACCCGTCATGAACTCTCTCGCGCAAGAAGGCAAGAAAGTCAACGTGGCTGAGTTAGTCAAGATGAGCTTCGATGTCTCCGGCTGGCCTAACATGTCATCGGTCATTGTCAACATGACACCGGCCGACATACAACGCCAGCAACAGCAAGCTCAGCAAGCGCAACAGGCCCAGCAAGATCAAATGGCCCATGAAGCGCAGATGGAGCAAGTCAAAACTTCAAACAAGGCTCAACTGCTCGACCGCGCCTCAATAGACAAGGCTGGAGAGATGTTCTTCAAGAAAGTCTTTGAGCACGACGATCAAGTTGCAACCGGGATCAAGTGAACCTAGATCAAGAACGCCAAGTAGAAATCATGTCATCCTTCGAGAAGGGTGCCCGCTTATACCAACTGACCGTTCATGACGGTTACAAGGATCTGCTGGACCTTCTCGAAGCAGAAGTCATTGAGTACGAATTTCGGCTGATGAACTTACCGCCCGGAACCTCGCCCAAACTTCTAAATGACACCCACAGCCATGCGAGAGTTGCTCGCTCAATCTTCGAGCAGATTCAGATTCGCATTCAAGCTGCCGTGCAAGTTGCCATCGACGCTCAGACGCTCGCGCAACAGTCACAACAGCAGGCACAATATCACGGACTGTAAACAAGCTGCGGATTGCGGCTAAGGACACAGGTTACAATGGCAGATGAAAAGTCAGAAGCAACAGTATCAAAAGGTGTCGACTTATTCGGCACAGAGTTTGCAGATTCAGCCGCTCCCATTGAGGATAGCACTGAAGAAGTTGATGGAATCGACGATGCACCTGTCGCGGCAGGAGTTCGTGCAGCAAGCCCTTCAACTGACGCGAAATTTCAACGAGAAATAGATCTCGGTGATGGCTCCGGCAAACAAGTCTTCAAAGCAGAAACCGCCGAAGCACTCCTCGACGTTCTGACTGAAGCTCAGAAGAACGCGACCATCAAGATCCGCGAGCAAGCTTTTGAACTCAAGCGTGCACAGCGCGCTCAGCCTGAACGCATCGACACAACGATAGCCACCAAGCGTGACCTCTCCGCTCAGGAGTTGTTGGATATCACCAATGAACTGGCAAACAATCCAGCTTCTGCGGTAGACAAGATTTTCAAAGCTCAAACAGGATTGACGGCTGCCGAAGTTGGCACCTTCATTAATGATTTCAAGAATGCACAGTCCGTAGCGAAAGCGGACACTGACTTTCTCATGAATCACCAAAACGACTACGTGCCCAGCGCGCAAAACGCTTCACGTATCGAGAAGTTCCTCGCGGATGAAAAGCTTCCGCACACACACAAAAATTTGGAATACGCCTTTCAAGAGTTGACTGAAAACGGATTGTTAGAAGTCAACGTGGCTGATCCAAGTAAAGTGGCCGTGCAGCCTCATCAACGCCGCAAACCGATGTCTACAGGCATTCGCCAGTCCTCATCTAGCCGTCCATCTGACGCTAATGAAGTGAACGCGAGTGCAATAAAAGAGTCGGATGTCGAAGAAATCTATAAGCTACCTCTCGAAGAAGCCCGCGTGAAAATGCAAGCTCTGATGAGAAAAGCCAAGGCATCTTCAGGTCAATAAGTATTTCGTTTTTAGGAATAAGCTATGCCTAACTTGGCACCAGCGTCAGTAGTTACCACTACATCTTCACTTACACACCTCGCAACAATCTGGTATGACAAAGTCGGTGTCGAGAACTTGAAGGCGAACCTGCCCTTCCAGGCTGCGACCGAAAGACGCGTTTTGCCTGAGCGCTCTGGTAAAACCATCCAGATGTTCGGCTATCAGGTACTCGGAGGCAACACGACTCCCGGTTCTGAAGGACAGCCCGGTTCTGGAATCGCGCCCACGACTGCAACGAACAAGACCCAGGTCAATCAGTATTTCGACTTCATGTCGTTCAGCGACTTGCTCATCGAGACCGCTATCGACCCCATCGTCGAGAACTCCGCGGCCGAAATGGGTTACAGAGCTGCATTGACTGTCAACTCCCTGACCTCCAGCGCCTTCGAAGCGGCTGTGGCCGGCAACGTTGCACTGGATCTGGCGGATAACGAATTTTTCACCGCTGCGATTGCACGTCAGGCCGTTATGAGCCTCCGCGGTCAGAACGCTAAGCCGAAGTCTGATGGCTTGTTCTACGGTATCATCCACCCGTTTGTTTCGTATGACTTGCTCAACGACAACACGGCGGGCGGAGTGATCGACATCCTGAAGCACTACCAAGCCGGCGCCGAACAGCTCCAGCGCGGTGTGCAGGGTTATCGCGTGATCGAACTGGCCGGCGTCCGCTACATTGAGACGACCACCGTTCCGACCTATGCGAACTTCCCAAGCTCCGGCAAGACTGGCTATGCGACCTACGTGGTCGGCATGAACGCCATCTTCTCCGTCAGCCTCGGCGCAACCGGTGTACCGAACGAGAATAACTTCCGCCTCATCACCCGCAACTGGGAGCCCGACAAGAGCGATCCAGCCGGCGTAGTGGGAGCGTCCATCGCCTACAACTTCAAGTATGCGGTTCTCGCCCGTCCGAACGCGGTACCGACGTTCCGTCGCATCCGTTCCGAAGCCTCCATCAGCTAACTCAAGATGGGGCAGACGGGTTAATACGAACGGCTTGTATAGCGCCCACCGTGCCTAGGTCTGCCCCGCACTTTCAATCATGCTTACCACGACAACCACGCAACTCAAAAGAATTTCAGCCACCGAGAAGTTAGCGGAACTGAAAGCCGACACGGACAAGAAGCTCGACCGCTATCGGCTTGACGATCACAGCGAACTTAAAGATCAGATCAAACGCACCGGACAAATGCTGTATCACACAGACCTCGTCCGGCGCATCGAAAAGATCACTCAACGAAGAGTATGGGCAGAAGATTCGAAGAATGACCGCACCGTCTGCGGCTTCTATACGACTGGCCCAGACTCTAACCCGCTCTCCGACACTTATCGGAAGCCAGTCAAGAAGTTCATTTGTGCGTTCGACAAAGGCCCATTGCCTGAGTTCTCGCACATCATCACAGACGAACGCGACCTTCCAATCAAAGAGAAGCGTGGATGGCGCACGGTGTTGACTCGGCTACTTCAAGCGAACGTCATCACATGGCCACAAGTCAAGTATGGTTTCGGCGACGGCATAGATCATGCTGCCTCCGATCGTTGGAACGCGCACACACGCGACTCCCGCGCCAAATAAGGATCTCTCTATGGCTCTACCTCGTTCCTCCGCACAAGCGGCGCAGGCGCCTTCCGCAGTAGCTAACTTCACGCTCGCAAACGTGACGTTCACTTCTGTTCCGGCCAACACTACCGCTGTCACTGTGCTCGCTCTACCTCGTTCTTTCAAGCCTCAGAAGGGTGTCTACGTAGTTCCGTCGGTTGGCTTTCAGTTAGGCATCTCGATGGGCCAGCCCTTTGTGACCGGCAATTCGCCGAACTATTCTCTCAACCTCCCATTCTCCAACAACACGGCAGGAGCACTTGTGCCCACAGCGCAAGTCATCCGCGTCGTGCAGGACTAATCACATGAGCAATGTAAACACAGATCAGCGGCTAGTAGCCGCACAGGTCGCGCCGATTGCTGCGCCCACCGCGGCAACGATCACGTACTTTCAGTTCGCGCCTCAGCCTTCCCAGTCGACTCAGACCGGCGTAGCTCAGGTGGCGATTCCTGGCCAGTACAAGGCGACCAACAAGAAGTTGAAAGTGCGCGCTTACGGCAACTCCAAGCTCGCGACTGTCGGCTCCCAGGCGCTAACCGTCACGGTCAATGCCGTGAACGCTGCTGGAACCGTCGTAGTTGTGGCCACCACTGGCGCCGTAGCTGCGGCAACTCAGGCTGGCGCCGTAAATGGTTGGTACCTCGAAGCGGAAATTCTGCTTGATCCTACCACCGCGGCTGTCATGGCTGGCGAATTCCAGGGAGTCTCCGTCTCCGGTGCAGGTCAGGCTCTCGTAGCCCGTACCATTCTCACCGCACAGACCGGCTTCACGCAGACCGTCATCACTGGCGCAGGCGTGACTGAAGGCTTCGACGAGTCGCAGTTCTTCCGCGTAGCCGTCACCCAGGCCATCACCGACGCAACCGCAGTACACAACCTTACTGAATTGTCCGTAGAGATTCTGTAAGAGAAAGACATCATGGCAAATCAGCAAAAGGACGAACAAGCATTAAACATCACCATGTCCGACTTAAAGGACATGATGGCCGCACTCGTCGCGGAGATGAAGAAGCCCGTAGTTGACCAAGACATTGTCGCTCGAAACGAAAAAGCCAAACAGCGAATTCGTGACCAACGAGAAGAGTCAGCGGCCGACCTCAAAGCCATCCAAGACAACTGCTCACACCTTCGCGAAGACGGTACGTCGCGAGTTGCTTGGCACGAACAGTATATGAGGGCCAAGAAGCTGTTCTATCAGATCGGCTTCTGTCAGGCTTGTAATATCCATTTTCATCCAGAGATGGAAGACATCGAACTTTACAAGCGCATCATACGCGTTCCTTCTGGCAAACCCGGCCTCATCATGGGCTAATTATGACTAAAATACGATTTGAATTTGCGTATCATAAGTTTAGTCGGCCTGTAAAGCGTCATTTCATTTGGCGTTCGTTCAGCAACTACGAACCTCAGTTAGCTGATCCTGTCGGACTAGTAAACATGGCGCAATTAGTTATTGCCGCGTTTAAGCGAGGGTTCACTCTGTACTTGATAAAGCAGTAACTCGGAGCATACGGCAATGGCATCAACTCGCACTCTCATGCAGACCGTTCAGTGGGCTCAGACCTTCACGCAGATGACTCCAATCATCGGCGTGGCCGGCTACAACAACGAACCCGCCCTGACCATCTGCAACAACGTCATTCAGCAGTTGATACAAAAGCCGTACAATTGGAAGTTCAATCAAGCCGATGGGGCGCCGTTCCTCACAGTCGCGTCCCTCGGCATTGGCTCTTCTCCATGCCCGCTCCCAACTCCCACTTGCCCCGTTCCTTGTAATGGCATCACCTGCACGCCTATCTTCGACTACGCTGTCGGCGCAACTGACATCGCTTGGCTCGAAGCCGCATGGCGCATAGACATCCTCAACACAGCGGTACCCCAACCGCTTGAAAACTTAGAAGTTGTCCGCATCTTACGCCCGACCTCAGAAGTGGACAATCCGCGCAAGATGGCATTCATGTACGAAAACGACAATGGCGGCATCATGCGCCTTTGGCCGATGCCCTCCATCGCGAAACAATGGCAGATCGGCTTCACCTACCAGCGCAAAGCTTCCATCAAAATGGGCCTCGAAGAAACATGGGCGCCATTCCCTGACGAGATGTCTTGGGTCATCAACCTCGGCTTCATGGCCGAAGCATACCGCCACGCAAACGATCCCCGCTTCGTAGCAGCCGACGCCAAGTTCCGCGCTGCCATCGAACAGTATGGAGCCTTTGCCGACGCTGAAGGCAACTCCGAAGGCTTCACTCCCGACGTTGGATTATTCATCGGGTGATCCCGCGGTTGAACGCATGAACCCTTTTAGGGCATGCCCCAAGAAAGGTTCTGGACTTCAACGACATGCCGAACGGTCCATCTCATCTGCCTTCAATCACGCGCTTCCTTGTTGGCCTCGTCACCAACAAAAATCCTGTCGACACGCCGATGTCAGTTCAAGGTCAGAACACGATCTTGCATCATGACGTTCTCAACGACGGTCTGAACACTGAGGTCTCCGCTTATGACACTATGCAGCGTCGTCCTGGTTGGGTTTCTTTTCTCACAGGCGCCACAGTCGACACCTTCCAATACAAAGACCTCAACGGAAACATATTCCTTCTGCGTGACACCGGATCAGCCTTGGTGCAGGGCGCCTCTACCATTAAGTCAAATTCCGCTGGTGCCGGCGATTGGAGCCTTGCCGGTCGAGGAAACTTCCTCTACGGAACGAACAACGTCGATCAGATCCGCATCAATGACACTGGCACTGCCCTCGGTACAGTCTATTCTTGGGGTCAGACATCCCCTCAGACTGTTCCGACTCTTACGCTCTCGTCTCTCGGATTCTTTAACGCCGTCACCGGATTCATCCCCACTGCCGATGTCGTGGGTGGATCAATACGCATTGAAGATCCATCCAACAGTCGAACCCTGACGATAACTGTGGGCACAACTACAGTCATTCACTTCAACGTCACGTATACTGGTAATCCTGTCTCTACCAATCAAAGCTACACGCAGATCACCACAGAAACCGTAGTCACAGGTCCGCCGAAAGTCACCACAGACGTCGTCACAAACACCAGCGGCTACACCGACGCTATAACCTCGGCCGGCATCAGTAACGGTTTTATACGCTACTTTCCTAGCACTGGCACATCGACCTTAGATTTCGATTACGTCTTTGGCGGCGCACTGACGTTGTCTTCTTTGTCAACCATCATCAACAATCAAGCCGCGGTATTCTGGCCTGGTCTTGCTGTGAATGTTCCTGCTTCGGCGGCTCAGTTCCTGAACATTTTTACTTCGACTACCATCGTCAACGGTCTCTACCACGCTCCCGGCCAATCTCCGCAAATTCTGCAAGTCGGCGTTGCTTTGAACTTGAAGTATAGCGCACTCTACAATTACAACAGTTCTGCCGGATTGACTGTTCAATTTTTCTCCGGACTCTTTGATGTCACCAATCCGCAGTTCTCTCTAGCCGCGAACATCGGATCTGCGCCACGCTTGTATCAATATGTGAGCCCTGCTGCTAATGTCACAGATCTATTCACCGGACAGATAGAACTGTCTTTAGTCGATGGTGGCGGACCTCATTCGAACATCTTCACATTCTTCTCGCAAACTCTTGAACAAATCGCGGTCACACTACGTTCTAGCAATTGGAATCCGATCTACGTACAAACTGGTACCACAGCCTACATCGTAGTCCGTAACTTCCAAGCCTCGACGTCATCCAACACGCAAGACTCAGTTCTTGTGATGGTGCTGAACTCGCTCGTCAATCTCAACGATACGAATGAGAACTTTCAATCGTGGACTTTCCTCGAATCGAACGACTGGGCTGTACTGCCGACGCAAGGCATCAACGTTGCCTATGCGACTCGCGACGTGTTCTCTGGCGGCCTCTCTAACCTATCCCCACCAGTGATTATCCCTCCGCAGGTCTACCCAATTCGTTGGGGAGTCTCTCTCAATCTGCCCTTCGCAGTCTACAATCCCGCCGCTCCCGCACCATCAAACGGCAATCAGAACATCGAAGTTTACCGCACAGTAGACGGCGGCTCGTCATATCTGTATGAGCAGATCATGGCTTACCAGAACTTGACAAACTACACCACAACCTTCCTCATAACCGACGCTGGCCTCAACGATCAGCTCGTTGGACCAATCGACGAGGAAGCCGATCCGCCACCACGCGGACTTCAGAATGTCGTCTCGCACACCGGTCGCCTCTTTGGCTTCATCGGCAATCGAGTCTACTTCAGCGGCGGCTCTGATACAGCGAACGGTTCAGGCGACGAAGCATGGCCTCCGGGTAATTCATTTGCATTCCCTGGACCTGTCATAGACATCATGTCTCTGGATCAAGGCTTAATCGTAGCGCTCGGCGACGATCTACACGTCATCACAGGCGTCGACTCATCTTCCTACTACGCTAAACCGTGGCTCACAAACTACGGCATCTCCAATAAGAACGCATGGGTGCAAGATGGATCGGCTCTTTACATCTACACGTCTAAGCAGCAACTTCATCTCATTGGTCCCGACGTATCGCGAGAAATCGGATTCGACATCGGTGACCAGCTACTTGCGTCATTTCCAGCCGCCTCGACGTCCATCACAATGCACCGCGGCAGCTCCCTCGACACCGCGCTCTACGTGTCGAATGGGACTAATACCGTGTTCCGTTATAACCCGGCGAAGCGTGTCTGGTCCCCTAAAGCGACTCCTCTGGTCACTGCAGGCCGCGTTCGCTCGCTGGAAACGGCGACCGGTGTCAACACACTCCTTAATTCAACCACCTCGGGAGTATGGTCAAGAAATCTGACTGTTTATACCGACAACGGCGCGCCCTACTCCGCATTCTTCACCATCGGTGTGATGCAGATAGCTCCGCAAGGACAAACGCTATCAGTCAATCAAGTTGGCATCCAGGCATCTGGCGTTGGCAGCGTTCCACAACTCTGGCTACTCTTCAACGAGATAAATGACTCGAAAGTGTCGTTCATGCAGATCTTCAATCCTGTGAACGATCCGCCTGATGCGCCCGGCAGTCAATCTCTCCTCGCTAAACGCTGGTACGTTGAGAACACCATCGCACCATTTCCAACGGGCACGAAACTCATCAATCTGCTGTCGATGAAGATTGTCTTTTCACCAACCGGCACCACGAAGGATGAAATCTACGGTGTGTTTCCTCGCGACTACTTATGAACCACGAACCCGATAACCGCGACACCGTTCGCATGCCGGTGATTGAAACGTGGCAGACTAACGCCCGCACAGTCTCCGGCCGCTCCAACAAATCGACCGGCCAGAAGCCTCTCCATCCAACAGAGCAAGGCGCACCTAAGCCGGTCTCAAAACTATCCGCCTCATCGTCTAAACAATCAATCGGCGGATCACAGATGACGAAGGTTCAAATCAACCATCGCATTCTGTCCTCAGATCCGGCATTCCATCACGCGAATGTCTGGATCACTGGATTGGGCGGCAATAAAAATCCCCAACTCCAGACCGCGTCAACAGCGAGCCCTCACACACTTCTCCTGCCTTCAACCGGTGAGACTGTGTCCCTGACTGTTCAATCAGTGGGCAAGGATGGCTCGCTTCTGCCGCTCTCGCAATCTCCATCAACTCCGGTGACATTATGAAAAAGTTCCTGAAGTCCGTTGTCCAAGTTGCATTACTGCCTGTTCAGGTAGTCGGCGCTATCGTTCTACTCGCTAAGTTCAGAGATAAATAAATGGCAGACATACACGTCAGAAAGGCCGAACAGCGCGACATTCCGCTGTTGGCTCACTGGATGACGAATACGCCGAACAATCTTGTCGACGCGGCCGTCTTCGGTTACAAAAACACTCAAGTCTACGTCGCACACAAAGAGCGTCCAGTCGCATTCTTACCTGTTCAGCTCACAATGACTCTCGAATCTCTGGCCTTCCCGCCTGACGCCTCTGAGACTCAGAAAGCCGCAGCCATTGCGCAACTTATCAAGACCGCAGTCTTCGTCGCTAGGGAGAAAGAAATTGCTGAAATCTACTTCTACACATCAGATCCAACCATCGCCGAATTCGCTCTGCGCCATAAGTTTGAAGAGCTACCGCATCGAAGCTTGCGCCTCCGCATCAGCGATCTTGAGACTGCAGAATAAAGCTTCTCAGCAAGAGAAAGATGCCGCTACCGCTTCAACTAATTTGTCGAACACCATTTCGACAAATATGAATCAGACGTTCGCAAACTCTCAATCGATCCAAGGCGGACTCAATTCCAAGCTCAACGACATCACGAACGCCGGCATGGCTGGCAAAGGCTTCCTCGGCAATCAAGAGACTGCGCTCCGTTCCGCCTCCAAACAGAACGCAGCTCAGTCCAACGTCACCGCGGAACAAGCCCTCAACCAACGCAACGCAGGCGGCGAACAAGGCGGCGCAGCTACCTCCGGCGCAGTCGCAGCCGGCAATGAACGGCTTGCTACCACAGCCGCTGCCGGTGACGCAGCCAACCAACTGCAGATCACCAATCAGAACGCCAATCTTGCTCGCTCGAACGTCTCTACCGGTCTCAGTGGCCTAGAAGGTCTCAGCAGCCAAGTCACCGGCCAAGCCGACGCTCTCTCTGGTACCGCAGTCAGTGGCGCCGGTCAATCCTTTAATGAGGAGACCCAGGCTCACCAGCCATCTACGTTCTGGAGCGGATTGGGCACCTCAGTTCTCGGCATGGGACTCAATGCCATCGCTCCTGGCGTCGGCTCACTGGCAACCGGCCTCATCAAGAAAATTCCCGGCATGGGCGGAACAGGCTATACGAACCCTGACGGTTCAACCAACGGGTAGTCCCCCTACCTAATTTCAGGAAGCCCCCTCCCACGCAAAACGTGGCTTGTAAACCCTTTAAAATCAAAGGCCAAAAAAGTGATTCTGAACCGCCTCGAAGCGTTGGCAGATGCCATTGCCGCCTATAATCTCTCGCACGATCCCACGTCACCGGCTTACCAAAACCGCAACCCAGGTCTCCTCAAGGCCATCTCGCTTAAGCACTCCCGCGATGAACACGGCCACCGTCTCTTCAACGCCTTCATCGACGGCTACCAAGCTCTCCTGTATGACCTCCGCTTGAAAGCCTCTGGCCAGTCATTCGCCAAGCTCCCTGACCGCGCTACCATCAACGACCTCATGCGTTCATACGGCCACTCAGGCGCCTTGGTCGGCCAGAGGATAGCGAAGTACATCACCAAAGCTCTCGGCGTCGAAGTCCGCGCCACAACTGAACTCAGCTTCTTTCTGGAGAACTAAATTGGCAGACACCACTGTACCGCCTACATTCGCAAATGCCGCGGCCAACGCACTTAGCGGTGGTCAGGCTCCGGCGCCAGCAGCTCCCGTCTACCAAGCTCCCGCTGCCGCAGCCGAGCCAACATTCTTCGGCCGAATCTTACAGGGCGCCCTAAATGGCCTCGCTGGCGGACTGCGCTCCGGTCAAGAGAACCTAGCCGGCGCAGGCACTCCCGGCTTCCATCCGCAAGGCAACGGCCTCGGTTACGCTGAACAGCTTCAGCAACAGCAAGACGCCCAACGCCAACAGCAGCAGGCTCAGAAGACGCAGGCCGCTCAGCAAGACTTCGAAAATCAGCAGAAGACATTCCAGGCCAATCAGCAAGCCCAGCTACAGCAAGTCCAAGCGACCCAAGCCAAACTGAACGGCATTCATCTAGAACAACAGATCCAGCATGCCGATACTGACGCCCAGGATCAATACTACAAAGGCCAGCAAGATCAGACACAGGCCATCCTTGATGGCGGTGGCAAAGAGATTGCGCATCTGAAGGTAGCGGCCGGCCAATCGATGCAAGATGTTGGCTCCGCTTACCTCAAAGACAATCCGAACTTGATGCACGATCCAAACACGCACATCACTTACTCGCGTGATGCGGATGGCGAAACCGAAGTCCACATCTTAAGCGGCGATCCAAACGCCCAGATTGACTCTGGCCACGTCAACTCCCAACTGAAATCCATTGGTAGTGAGCGCCAAATCGCTCCCGGCACATCAATGTCACGCCACGATTTCAACCGCGTCTTCAGTGAAGAGTCCGGCAAAGTAGCCGACCAACACAACGCGGCGAAGGTTGCCACCATAAAGTTTCAGCGGGAGCAACAACTTAAGTCGCAAGAAGAAGCCGCTCAAGTCAACCTTGAAAAAGTGAAAGAGGCGGCGAAGAGTTTGACTCAGGGCGGCGAAGATGCCGATCCCTCAAAGCCTCTCGACAAGACTCTTGAAACTCTGGTCGATGCCGTTCATGCAGGGCACAAAACCGCTTCTGATGTTACCAAGGGTATGGGCACCAAAGCAGTCGCAGGCAATCGCGCCATGATGGCTCGCTACGAAACCAAGTACATGGACCCTAAGTCGCCCGACTACGATCCTCACGCACAAACGTGGGAAGCGTCGAACGGAAACTTCAAAGCAGCTTACAACGACAAGAGCACACAAACCGTCCAAACTGCAGGCGAACTGTACGGAACCAAAGATCCCGTTTCAGGTAAGACCATCTCGGAAGGCGCAGTAGGTGCCATGAAGAATAAGATGGCACACTTGCAAGCCGAGCATCCCACTCTCTTCAGCACTGGCCCAACGGCACGCGCATTAATGAGTGGCCTGCATATCGTGGGTAACGACATCGCTGAAGACATCATGGCGAACGCTCCTGAAGTCGCACTGGCTGCAGCCAAGTTCGCATCCTCTGGCAATCCGTCATCGGACGCTACCTACAAGGCCACAGTCGCCGCCATCGAAAGAGCACGCACTCCCTCTGCTCTCAAGGCTGTATTCGATGGTATCGACGACACAGCCGGCAATCGTATTGCAGGACTTCGGCAAGGCAACCCCGCTCTAAGTAATCGCCTAGCTGGCGTCAAAGATCCTGGCACTAAGAACGACGCCAACGATCAGGCCGTTGACACCCAGAACCTTTCTGGGGGCACCATACCTAAAGGCATGAAGCTGCAACGCAACCGCAAGACCGGCGCAACTCGTCTCGTTCCCGAATAAAGGAGCCGCATGGCTGATAAGAATCCCGACATTCAGAAGATAGTAACGGACGCTCTCACAGGCGTCCCTGGCTTTCTGAAGAGTGGGCTCGCCGACAATCTCCGCGTCGTTCAAGCGGCTCCTACGACCGGTTACAGCGGACACGGCGCCATTGCGTCCATCGCCGACAACGATCCAAACACGATCCGCATCCACGAAGCCGACGTGCTGCGCAATGCCACACCCGCTCAGCGCACAGCTCTCCTGGCGCACGAACTCACCCATCGCCAGATGGATCAGGCCGCACCCACGATCAAGTTCAAGCCGACCAATCCGCACGATCCCTACTTCTATCAGGAGCGTGAACTGGCCGGCACCAAGATCAACGACTGGTCACCTGAACAACTCGCCCGCATGGTCGAGACCAACACTGCCTACCAGAACGATCCGACCATCTCGGCCGCACGCAAAGCACAAGTCGCCGCCACCTATAAGCCAATCCTCTCCCAGCTCGCGCAGCTCCCTCCGGCGACAATCAACACTCAGCAGCCGGCCGGCAATCAAATCAACACGACCGCTAACGCTCCCGCTGGCGTCCAATTCGACTCAGCTCCGCTCATCCAACCGACTGAATCAGGCACCACTGACGGACACAGTGACTGGGAAGACGACCACTCTCAATTCATGGTCGAGAATAATCCAAAGGGAATGGTTGAATCAGGCAATCTGCCGATTTGGAATAGGCCGACCGTTCAGAATGCTGATGGCTCCCACAGCAGTGAATATTCCACTTCATTTCAAGATGACAAAGGCCGCGAAGTATTGGTACCGACTGTAGTCAACGGCAAATTCACCACACCTGACGGCAAGAAGCCGCGGGAAGGAAGCCCCGAAGAAAAGGCCATGTTCAAAGCAGCATGGCAACACTATCAACAAACCGGCGAGCATCTGGGCAAGTTCTCAAATCCTGATGACGCGGACACCTATGCGGGAAAACTACATAACCGCGGAGACAAACCTGCCCCAAAAGGTTCTGGCAATCAAACGTCGGACAGTGACTGGGAAGATGTCACGCCGCCTACTCACCAACAGGAGAATCAGTCCAACCTCCGCGAAGGTCTCAAAGGCGCTGGCAAAATGGTACTCGGAGCCATCGTCGGCGATCCCTCTGTCGCCTCCGTCAATCCGCTAGTACACGCTCGGCAATTGTCAAACGACACCGAACTCAACGGCGATCTGCAGTCTTCCAACGGTGAACAGACCGCGGGCAAGATAGCTGCAGGCGGTGCAGGACTACTACTCGGAGCCGGAGCCAAAGCAATCGACTCTCTGCCGGGAGGCGTCAAGGCCCTAACCGCGGCTGGCAAAGCGCGCATGGGCACTCTGCTGGACTCGAACATCTCCGGCGCTCTCCACAGCGACCTCGGCACTACTCTATCTAAGGTAGCGCAGGAAGCCGGTGTCGAAGTAGAACCGACTGACGATGTCCGCAAAGTGGTTGGCAATGTGGCCACCTCTATCCGCGAGAAGGCTCAGTCCAAGTTGGATGAAGTCGACGAACTCTTCAAAGGGCTCAGCGACGACGATGCACCAGCCGGCCTTGAACACTACAGCG